TATTGAAGATGATCTGCGTCCGGGCCCCGGCGTTACTCCTACAGCATTTACCTACGAGCCCGCTAAGATGGTTGCTCGTGGTATGGAAAAACTTATTCACGATCAGCTTGAAGAAAGCGATGCAAGTAAACACTTGCGTAATGTAGCGTTCGAGATGGCCTTGTTTGGAACAGGCATTCTCAAAGGCCCGTTTGCATACGATAAAGAGTATCCGCGTTGGAATGAAGAAGGCGAATATGATCCTCTCTTCAAAACTATTCCGAAAGTCGAGTCTGTTTCGATCTGGGATTTCTACCCTGATCCAGATGCCCGGAATATTAGTGAGGCTGAGTATGTAATCCAACGCCATCGTATGAGCCGTACTCAGCTTCGCGCCCTAAAAAATAGGCCGCATTTTCGTGATGAGTCAATTGAACTAGCTATTGAATATGGTGTTAACTACCGCCCAGAGCACTGGGAAAACGCCCTAGAAGATAATGATCAGAACCCAGACATCAATCGTTTTGAAGTTCTGGAATATTGGGGGATGATTGATCTAGAAACTGCCGAACAGGCAGATATGGAAATCCCTGAAAAATACTTTGATCGTGATCAAGTCCAAGTAAATATTTGGATTTGTAACGGACAAATCTTACGTTTAGTAATCAACCCATTTACGCCAAGTCGTATCCCATTCCATGCGGTTCCGTACGAAGTAAATCCATACTCTTTCTTCGGAGTAGGTCTTGCTGAAAATATGGAAGACACGCAGGAAATTATGAACGGGTTTATGCGTATGGCCGTCGATAACGCGGCTCTATCATCTAACCTGTTGATTGAAATAGACGAGACTAATCTCGTCCCCGGACAAGACCTTTCTGTTTACCCCGGAAAGATATTTAGGCGTCAAGCAGGGGCACCGGGTCAAGCTATCTTCGGAACTAAGTTCCCGAACGTGACTAACGAATGTCTGATGATGTTCGATAAAGCACGTCAGCTAAGTGACGAAGCTACTGGTATGCCATCATACTCACACGGTATGTCTGGCGTTATGTCTGTCGGCAGGACAGCATCTGGTATGTCAATGTTGATGGGTGCGGCCGCACAGAACATTAAGGCCGTTGTTCGTAACATGGACGATTATATGTTGGCCCCTCTTGGTCAGGCGTTGTTTGCTTTCAATATGCAATTCAACTTCGACAAGGATGTAGCCAAAGGTAACCTAGAAATTATTCCACGCGGTACAGAAAGCTTGATGCGTAATGAGGTAAGATCTCAGCGTCTGCTTCAGTTTATGCAATTGACCGCTAACCCAGCAATGGCACCGTTCGTTAAGTACGATTACATCTTGCGTGAGATGGCGGCGTCTATGGATCTGGATGAAGACAAGATTTTGAATGACCCACGCGAAGCGGCAATTCAAGCACAGATGATGGCTGAAATTGCGGCGATGATGCCACAACCACAACAGGGTGGCCCAGAGGGCCCTATGCCTCCGGGAGTACAAGACCCTACGGGCAATGGTGGCGGAAACATAGCACCGGGTATGGCTCCTGAACCGGGAGCACCGGGTTTCGCTGGCGGTGGCGGCGGAGATAATGGTGGTCAACAGCCACAACAGGCTCCACAAGGCGCACCTCAACAACCGCCGATGGTATAATTATGGAAAAGAAAGTAGCGAAAGAAATATTACCGTTCGTTAATAATACGGAACAATACCCTCTATTACAGGTGTTCGTAGAAGCGCGTATTGAAACACTTCGCGGCTATTTAGAAAATACAAAAGAACACAATAAAATCCTTGAAATACAGGGCGCAATCGCAGAGCTAAGACGCTTCCAGACATTGCGTGAACAAGCAATAGAAGGGGCAAAATAATGGCAGAAACTAGCGTGGGACGTGAAGTCTTCGTAGACGAGAATGGTGAAAACTATTCGGAAAAAACTATCACCTTTGAAACAGAACATGGGTGGATCAATATGCCGTCGGTAGACGCCGAAGGTAACCAAATGAGCCAAGAGCAACTAGAAGCATTTGTTGCTGAAAATGGCCCAGTAGATCCAGTAACTGGTGAGGAGCTTTCCACTTATGAAGATGTCGAAAGCGCAGTAGCGGCCGCAGAACGTCGCACAGAAGATCTCGGAATGGAGATGGAAGCACAAGGTATGTACCACGGTGGTATGCCATGTGACTGTGGCGGCAATGGTGATTGTGGTTGTGATGGTATGATGTCACCAGATGAGCCAATGGTCGGAATTGATCCTATCTCAGGTAACCCAGTGCCCCCGGGTTCTAGTGAGATCAATGTTCGCGATGATATTCCTGCGGTTCTTTCTGAAGGTGAATATGTGGTTCCGGCCGATGTTGTTCGTTACCACGGTTTGAAAACATTTATGGATCTTCGTGCAGAAGCGAAGATGGGCTTGATGATGATGCAAGCCGAAGGACAAATTAAGACGCTCGAAGACGAAGAAGAAGAATACGAAACTGTTGAATGCCCAACTTGTGATGGAACAGGTGAGGTTGACGGCGGTGAGTGCGAGCACTGTGAAGGTTATGGTTATCACTATGCGGACGAAATTGAATACGAGGAATCCGATAGCGAGGAGCTTGAGGACGCCGATGTTTCGGCAGAGGAAAGTGTTGCCGAAGAAGGGGAAGGGGAGCTTCAAGAGGAATATGAAACACCCGAAGGCAACCGAGTGGAAGAAACCGTAACGGAAGTCGTAGAAGAATTTATGGAACCTGATGGCGTTGTGTCAGAGGAAGAGGAAGACTTATACCCAACTAAAGAAGGTCAGTTTGCTTACAAACCAACAGTACGTTTTGCTGTTATGCGAATGAAGTAAATACAAAATTTGCGTGGGAACGGGCTACCCGCAGACCCTCTCAATTTCGAGAGCTACTTTGAGGCCCCCAAGGAGTAAATATGGCTAAATACCAAGGCGCGTACCGAGAGGACGTGTATACAAAAGACGAACCTGTACTGGAACAAAACGTGTCCGAACAGGAAACAAACATGGACGATAACTCAGAAGAGGGTACGTTCAAAAAACGCTACGGCGATCTTCGTAGGCATATGCAAACGTCTATGCAACAGAAGGACGCACAGCTACAGAAGATGCAAGAGCAACTAGCTCAAGCAACTAGGCAACAGATCAAGTTCCCGAAAACCGAAGAGGAAGTAGCGGCTTGGTCACAGAAATATCCTGATGTTGCAAAAATTATCGATACCATTGCTCAAAAGCGTGTGCAGGAAGCATTGGCAATCGGTGAACAAGAGCTCAATAAAGTGAAGCAACTTGAGGTTAAAATTAACCGAGAGAAGGCTGAAAAAGAACTACGGGATGCTCACCCTGACTTCGATAAAATTCGTGCAGATAAAGATTTTCACGATTGGGTCATGGAACAGCCTCAATATGTTCAGGATGCTCTTTATAAGAATAATACAGATGCTAGAGCGGCCTCTCGTGCAATTGATTTGTACAAAGCAGACCGGGGCATTAAACGTCGTAAAAAAGCTACACCGCAAGATGCGGCTAATGCTGTAGGACGTACAAGTAGTGCTCAAGCTCCAGTTTCTGGGCGTAAGCGTTTCACAGAGAGCCAAGTCCAAAAGATGTCGGCTAGGGAATATGAGGCTAACGAGGCCGCTATTCTCGAATCTATGCGAAACAATACGTTTGATTACGACTTATCTGGGGGTGCTCGTTAATATCACTTGTAAAGGTACAATACTCGTGGTATACTAACCTCAGCTAATAATAGGTTTTGACATTAGTTAAGACCTATTAAGTGCCAAGAGCCGCGCAGGTATGCGCCTACCTCTTATTATTAACTTTCAGAAGAATATCACTAAGATAACCTGAAACACTTGGCCCTTAGCTAACAGTTTCGTACAAGACTGTATGCAAAGTTACCCAATGGGTTTTAGCCCTTAGCTATAGATATGCTTTCTGTTCAGTACCAACTAAACCCGAAATCCGACTTAGATCGGACTGTTTAGCCTACTCAACAAGGAGAATATTATGGCTTTTTCAAGTGCATCGGGCTATACCAACCTACCTAATGGTAACTTTAGCCCAGTAATCTACTCGCAGAAGGTACAAAAAACCTTCCGCAAAAGTTCCGTCGTTGAAGACGTAACTAACACTGACTACTTTGGTGAGATCGCGAACTTTGGTGACTCTGTTCGTATTATCAAAGAGCCAGAAATCACTGTCAATTCTTACGCTCGTGGTACTTCACTTGCGACTCAAGATATTGCAGACGCTGACTTCTCGCTGATCGTCGATCAAGCAAACTATTTCCAGTTTGCAATGGATGACATCGAGACTGCCCACTCGCACGTTAACTTCATGGATCTTGCAACGGATCGTGCCGCGTATAAATTGCGTGACCACTTCGATGCTGAGGTTCTTGGTTACCTTGCTGGTTGGGAAGACGACGGCTCAGGTGGCTGGCAACGTCGTACTGCTGTAAACGGCACTAAAGCCGACACTACAGCGGGCAATGACGAATTGCTTGCCGCAAACAAGCTAGATATCACTGACTTTGGTGGTTCTGACTTGGGTGTTGCCGCTGAAGTAACTTCTATCCCTGTCGCCGCTGGCGGTGGTGCTAGTGGTATCACTTCTCCGCTTGCTATCCTTAACCGTATTGCACGTTTGATGGATCAGGCGAATGTCGACACTGATGGCCGTTGGTTCGTAGCTGACCCAGTGTTCTACGAGATCTTGATGGATGAAAACTCTAAATTCGTTAACGCCGATTTCGGTGGTGGCGATGAGATCCGTAACGGACGCGTTGGCGAAGGTCTTATCCGTGGTTTCCGTATCTACAAGTCCAACAACCTTCCATACGAAGGTACTGGTGCTGGTACTACGCTTTCCACTGGTTCTGAGACTAACTTTGGTGTGATCGTCGCAGGTCACGATTCAGCGGTAGCAACTGCACAACAGCTTGCTAAAACTGAGTCTTTCCGCGATCCTAACACTTTCGCAGACAAGGTTCGTGGTATGCAACTTTATGGACGTAAGATCCTTCGTCCTGAAGCTCTGTTCACTGCAAACTACAACGTAGCATAAGCTATAGGGGGTGCTCTCTTCTTAGGGGGCACTCCCTTTTATGTATGTAAAAGAGATAAAATATTGTGTCTACATTCCTTGATCTAACAAACCAGTTACTACGCAGATTGAATGAGGTTGAGATTGCTCAAGCTGATTTCCCGTCTGTGCGTGGTGTTCAAGCGACAGCTAAAGACGCAATTAAGAATTCAATTGCTAAGATCAATCAGGCTGAATATGAGTGGCCGTTTAACGCGGTAGAACACACTCAGCTTTTAGCAGTAGGACAAGAAGATTACTCTTGGCCTCAATACTTAAAAGTAGCAGATTTTAACTCGTTCCAATTACAGGCGAATACCTCTCTTGGAACACAAGCTACTCAATTAAAATACATTGATCGCGATACCTATTATTCACAGTATAAAGATTTGGATGATAATGCAGGGCCCTCCGGACGAGGTATTCCCACAATTGTTGCTGAAGGCTTTGGTAATGGTTTTACTATAACGCCATCTCCAGATCAGGCTTACACAATTAAGTATCGTTATTACCAAACTCACAATGATTTGGTTGCATATGGTGATTTAACCCGCGTTCCAGACACATACGATAACGTGATTATCGAAGGTGCCCTGATGCAAATGTATATGTTCAGGGATAATATGGAAGCGGCTGGTATTTCCGCACAACTCTTCCAACAGGGAGTTAAGGAAATGCAAGGCATTCTGATGAATAAATACGAAGCGATTAGAGATACCCGAATTTCAGTGAACCTGAATACTAAGAGGGTCTTTATTTAATGCCAGAGCGTATTCAGTCGTTTAAGGTTATCTGCGGGGGCGGGCTGAACTCAAATGAGAACCATCTAGATCTCTCTGAGAATAACCCGGGAGCCGCAACACGATTAGTTAACTACGAGGTTAGCTTGTTTGGTGGTTATCGTCGTAT